AGCCATCTCATCGCTCATTGCGTAGGTTCGAAATGGCCCCGGGTCACGACGAGGCCGGTACACGCTATGCGAACTGTTGCCCCACGTCCCTCCAGGATTATCAACCTGAAGTCAACATGCAGGGACAGCTCGGGCGAGGAGGGGTTTTCAGCCCTTCACCACTGACGTGACCGGTCTGCTCAAACGAACAGGCCCGAAACCACAGCTCTCCGCCAGCCAGGGCGGAACACAACGGCCCGAAGGTCGCTGCAAAGTTCCCTGTCGCCAGACCGCGGCAGTCAACCTAGTAGCCTAGGCCGCTACGGAGCGGTGCCTCCTCCATCTTCAACCACACCTTCGGTACAGGCCGACCGGCACGATACTCAAAAATCGACCGGAGCGGCTGCCGAAAGGCACGGGCAACGAGCTTAAACTCGCTGATCCCTGTGGGTCCCCGGTCAAAACCGGAGAGACGGAAACCACCAACCCGAGCGCGCCTCAGGGGGTCGCCCAACCCTATCTCACGACAAGAAGCCGTGAGGTAAGGAAGACACGAACCCAACCTGAAACGCCCCCGGCGGCAGCGCCGCCACCACAGGAACGAAGAACCGTACCCCGAAGAGACGGTCTTCCTCCACACCTCCCGTGCAAGGCGTTTCGTGGGGACAGGATCCCCATTCCACGCCCTCTCCAGAAGGAGCCCAGAAAACTCCTCCTGAAGAGCCGCTCCGGCCGATCTCGCCGATCGCGTCGGAGCCGGTACACGAACCCAACCCTCCGGGACACCAGTACCGAGACGCACCTCGTCCGCGGGCAAACCCAAAGGAGGAGTACTGGTCAAAAACCAGGCCTCCCTCTCCGCCCACCCTAGACGAACGAGGGTCTCGGGACTGATTGGCGCGCGCAGGTCGCGCAGCCAACTCCTACCACAGGCAGCAAACTGCCTGCCCCGCCGACGGAGATATACCATCTCCAGCCTAATCCGACATTCCCCCCGGAAACCACGTACAAAAGTACGCAAACCCGGGCCGAGAGAATGAGGGACATAGTCCGAATCCAGAGTTGCCAAACTCTGAAAACGGGCTACCGGTATCAACTTTGGCCCCAACTTCCGCGAACGGAAGAAGGTCGAATTAAGAGAGAAGACGCTAGAGGAAATGAGCGTCTTCCCTCGACAAAGTTGAAGACCAAGGCTGGAGACCGTGTCCATCCAACGGCGAACAACTTCCATTCGGGCGCGGAAGATTATGTCGTCCCCGTTAATGCGCACTAGATCATCGGAAACCTCCGACCTAGGAACGCAGTAACGAAAGGCGACATAATTTTGAAGACAGAGGAGGGGAAAGCTTAACAAGTTCCCCATCAACTGCCCTCGAACCTGCTTAAAACGGCAGGCCCCGCCCCCGGAGAGAGGATACTCCACGCACGCACGAAGCGAGCGCCGAGCCAGATCAAAAACACGATCTGGGACAAAGAGTGCCCTCTCTCGAAGGACGTCGAGGATAACCTCGGCGACCTCCAATGGAAGATTGTCCGTCGCGGACTGGTAATCTCCGCTGACGAACACCTCCCCCTGCTCACGAACAAAGTGAGAAAACTTGGCTTGCTTGGCTTCACCACGAAGAAGCCAGGAACACCTGTCCGAAAGAACCCCGTAAATGAGACGGTGCAGCGGACCCAGCAAACACTGGTCAGCTGACGCCACCGTCACACTACGGGACTTCCCTCCAGTATCCACGTTCATAAAACGAACATCAAAGGAATCCCCCAAAGGAAACTCCGAGATGCCGCTCACGAACGAAAGATATTGGGCCTGGAGCCCCCTCCACTCAGCGCGGCAACCGCCACGAGAGCGAGGGGACTCAAGACAAGAAGAAAGGGGAGGGGCGTAGGAGGAAGCGACCCTCGCATAACCCGAGTCCCACCCCGTTCCAAACAACGAACGTATCTCACGCCGAACATGGCGAAGATACCCCGAAGGGAACGGGGCGGGGCTAAGGCAAATGCGATCGCGATGAGCCTCCCAGGGAGCAGGTGGACTGGGTAGAATCTTTCTAAAAAGAAAGAGACTACCCGCAATTGAAGTCCTGACCTCGAGAGAAGCTCGGGCCAGGACAGGCCACCAGGCGTGGCTAGACGGGTTCTCAAGGAGCCCCACACAAAACTCCTTGATCTCTTTGACAGAGGCGGAGCTATCCCGAGAGAGATCCCACTCCGGCACAATGAGGGAACCAGGTGGAAAACCACCCAGAGCCTCAAACGCCGGAGCGGTGTCCCTCAAAAGAGAGATAGCGTGCTCCGCAGCAGCAATGAACGCCGGCGTTTTAACATTGCTGACCGTCATCGGTAGTGGTTAAACCCTACCTGGACCCGGT